CCTACAAGATCACCAATGCTGTCAAGCAGATCTTCGACTACTCCAAGGCATTCACGGTCTTGGACAACGCAGTTGCGGTTTCGGCAGCGAACATCGAGTCCATCGACTACCTGTTCGGTACCGTCACCTTCATCTCGTCTTACACGCCGACCGGTCCCATCACCTTCACCGGCTTTTACCTGCCGTCGACGGAAGTGGCCCGTGCGAACAGCTTCACGCTCACGCAGACGGCCGAGACGATCGACGAAACGGACTACGCAACGGCAAACTCGAACGGCGGCTACCGCGTGTTCGAACCGGGCCTGCGCACCATCAGCCTTGAACTCGGCGGCTTCTACGACGCCACCGACGCCGTCTGGACGGTTCTTGAAGACCGTGCAGAAATCGTCATCGAGATCAACCCCGATGGTTCCGGCCTCAGCCTCGCACGTGGCGTGTTCAAGCTTGTCAGCCGTAACCAGAGCGGTGACGTCGGCGCGCTTGAAGAACAGTCCCGCACGTTCAACCTTGCGGTTCCGGAAGGCGTGGACACCCCGTTCAACTGGTTCCACGACACCGACACCACATTGTCTCAGGCGATCCGAGTTCTTCTCGACTCGTACCTGAACCAGACGAAGCCGTATGTACGTTATGAGCCGGAAGGCCCTGACGCCATGCGCTTCAAGGGTCAAGCGGTTCTCACGGACGTTACCCTGAGTTCCAGCCTTGACGCCATGAACGAGTTCGCGGCCAACTTCCAGGGATCGGGCGCACCGACCCGAGCTGACCCGACCCCGTAATACCCCCTGAAACTGCAACACTAGGAACATAGGAAGGAAAGTAGCATGAATCTCAAGGACCAGATCCGCGCCACCATTTTCGCCGACGGCAACCGTATCCCGGCAAAGCGGGAAATTATGCTGTTCGGCGAGAAGGTGGAAATTCGTCAGCCCACGCTTGCTCAGATTTCGCGCCTGAGCAAGCAGGGCGATAACGACAAAGTTCCCCCAATCGTCAAGATCATGATCGAGTACATTTACGTACCCGGTACCGATGACAAAGTCTTCGACTCGGCAGACGCCGAGCAGCTTGCGGGCATGCCGTCCGGTAAGTGGCTCAGCGACATGAACACTGCCATCGAAGAACTCACCGGCGTCGACGTGAAGGTCGCGGAAAAAAACTCCGAAGAGACCGTCTAAGGCAAACGGTCTTCTTCCTAGCGGAGAAGTTGGGTAAGTTCGTTCATGAAGTTGAGAACGAGCTTACCCCTACCGACCTAGCGGAGTATTTGGCGTACTACAAGATTAAAGCAGACGATGAAAAGAAGGCTGCTGAGAAGAACAAACCACCGGGTAAAGCAACGCCAAGAAGGAAAAAGTAATGACGACCCTTCGTGATCTGTCTTACATGATTGAGGCGAATACGGAGGGGCTCTCAAAAGCCTTCCCTGCCTTGGACAAATTGGTGGTTAGCCTCGAGCGCTTGAGCGAAAACGTTCAGGCGCTCAATACTAATTTCGGGAAGGCTGCAAAGGGCGCTGGTGACTCCGCAAAGGAGATGGGTGACGCGGTCGTGAAGAGCACGAACAAGATCACCAATGCGCTTGAGAAGCAACAGGCGTACATGATTAGCGCCGCCGCCCGTGTCCAGAAGCTCAATCAGGAAATCAAAGAGTCCGGGGCCGGTGAAAGGGCCATTGAGACCAATACCAGAGCCTTCCAAGAACTTCAGAAGGTAATGAATAACGCTGCGGCGACCACAGGTCAGATTTCTATCGCACGCGCGAAGTTCAATACCACACTGGACCAGTCACGTGTGTCGCTCAACAAGTACGTTGAAGGCGAGAGGGAACTGGTTGCCGTCGAAAAGCAAGCGATGACCGCGCTGGACAACCTCGTCAAGGAACAGGAAGCCTATGCGGCTTCACTTGACAAGACGGCGGTACGGGCTGCTGACTCGGGCGCTAAGCAGGAAGCGACCTTGTTGCGGCTTGAGAACCGTATGAAGGGCCTGAACACTGCGTTGTCTTCGGTCAATGGTGGTGATCAGTTTGTTCGCAGCAATGTTGCTGCATTTAACGACCTTGAGAAGGTTCTGAAGAGCACAGACACCACGGTTGGGCAGGCGGCGCTTGCCCGTGAGAAGTACAACATCGTCATGGGCACGTCCCATAGGGCGCTGAAGGATCTCCTTGACATCGAACGTCAGGCGGCAATGGCGGCTAAGACGAGCGCTACTGCGCAAGTGCAGGCGGCTAACCAAGTCGCTCAGGCTCAGGCTAACGCTGCAAAGAATAGCCAGAAGCAAATTGACATGATGACGCGCAATCAGGGCGCTCTCATTGGTGCGCAGCAGAAGGTTATTAGCCTATCCAAGCGTGCCAATGGTGTCGGGGCTGACTCCAAGATCACAGACGCGGCATCCGCTGCCTACAAGGATCTCGAAAAATCACTCACTGACGTTTCCTTGACGACGGCTGAGGTGTCAAGGGCTAAGGCGGTATTCAATTCGCGGTTGGTAGAATCGGTTCGTGCACTTAACGATTTCGCTGGTGCGTCAAAGACGGCTGAAGCAGCCACACGTTCTCAGGACGCCGCCGAGCTGCGACAGGATAACACGCTCGCACGTGTGACAATCCGTTATCAGAACATGCTTAAGGCCCTGAATGATACCGGGGCTAACGCGGCGCGCATTGGTGCGCTCACGACAGCGTTCAAGGAGTTTGAGGCAAGCCTCGGCAACGGCGCTATAGACGCCAAGAAAATGTCTGTTGCTGTCAACAAGTTGAATTCTGAAATGGCGAGGGTGCAGCGTAACGAAGGCTTTGGCGACATGAGCCACGTTATGTCTGACCTTGCCAGTACGGCACAGGTCGCGCTTGGCCCATTGTCTGGCGTTGCTTCCCGTATCACGGCAATCACCACGCTCGCCAACCGCAACAGCCTTGCGATCGCTACCCTCATTGGTGCCTTCGTTGGCTTTGGCATCACCATGTACAAGGCGACCGTGTTTGGTGCTGAGTTTGAGAAACAGATGGCTCAAATCACGGCCATCTTGAATGTCACCGGCAATCAGATTGGAATGACCACAGGCGATATTGAGGCAGTGGTTGAACGTGTCGCCAAGTCTGTCAGGTCGACTGAAAGCGAAGTCCGTGACGCGGCTGCTAGCTTGCTCACGTTCAGAAACGTCACGAAGGACGTCTACGAGGCCGCACTGCTAGCGGCGCAAGGTTTGGCGCTGATTGCTCGTGGCGACATTAACTCACAGATCAGGAACATTGGCCGTACCCTTGACGACCCTATCAATAACCTCAACTCGCTCACTGAGTCGGGTGTGTCGTTCAATGCGGTTGAGCAGAGGCAGATCAAGTTGCTTCAGACCGCTGGCGACCTGCATGGTGCGCAAGCGAAGGTGATGGAACGCGTTAAGACCGTGAGTGAAGCGGCCAAGGGTGAAACCACCGGCCTCAGCGGCGCGTGGAAGAAACTCAACCAGAATGTTGAGAACTTCACTCGTGGTGCCGGTCAGGGTGCGGCGGTCGTTGAAACGTTTACCAACATCATTAACATGTTGGCTGATAAGTTTGACGAGCTCGCGCATAACACCAAATTCACGCAAGCCCTCATCGCCACGATGAACGGCACGGCGAAGCTTCTGTCTGCAACCATTGGGTTCTTGACTAATAACTTCGACCTGCTTGTATCAGCTATCGGTACATTCATTGCCCTGAGATTTATCTCATGGCTCGTTGGTCTGTGGAAGGCACTGCAAACGGTAAACAAGACCCTCAAGGAAATGGCTCTCTTGCAAGGCTTGGCTACGAAGGGTTGGGCCGGTCTCGCTGTTGCCCTTGCCGGTGTGGCGGCTATCGACGCCTACTTGAATCTCAATAAATCTAGCGAGGGTGCACAGTCCCTTTCTGAACAACTTGGTGTCCTGCAAGAAAAGCTTTCCAAGATCAAAGCCCCTCAGGATCAGCTTGATAGGTTCACGAGTGCAGCTGAACGGGCACAGAAGGCGATCAACGACGAGCAGACCAAGGGGATCAAGTCGCCTATCAGTCAGCCACAGCTTGATACTGCTGTTAACATGGCAGGTATGGGTAAGATTGCACAGGGTATCGATTACCTTGAGAAGTTCACCTACGAGACTG